AACCTTCCCGCCAAGCAACTTAAACATGTTCACAGTTCTTTCACGGATTGCCTTTGCCAGTTTCTTTTCCGCTGCGACAACATAACCGACTTCTACGAACACTTTCTGCTCGTACGCCTTTCGCTGTGCAACTGCACTTCCGAGTACAATATAATCAAGGCAAGTCTTTTCACCAAGCGTACTTACTGCCTCATCTACCGACTCAGGAACTTGAATGTCAAGATTACTTGCAATAATAACCTTACTAAACTTGACACCCTCTCTGGTTCTTGTGCACTTACCTTTCGTTGCAAGTTCATAACCTTTGTCCGTGAACAAGTGTAGTTTATCGTCTTCAATAAACCTTGTTACCTCATTCACCTCGTCCTTCTTGTTTCCATAATGTGCTTTCATTGGGAATCCTTTCTTTTCCAATTAGTCTTGGTTTTTGTTACTTAATACCCCAACCACTCTAAAACAGTGTAGACAGGGTAACTTTCACGCTTTCCACAATCCTCATAAAATTCACTAATGGAAACATCATGTTCCATAAGCATATGGATTGCTTGTTCTTGTGATAACCTATAGCTATCGTCTTTCTCGTCAAGTACGTTCCATACTGGTATTAACATCTTGACCTTTCCTTTTAGGTTTTACCTTAATTAAATATAATATAACATATAGAAACAAAAAGTCAAGTCTTTTTTTAACTTTTTAGTAAAAAAATAAAAATAATTTAAATAACCTTTTTCTACTTTACAGCTCTTCCTACTTTACAGCCAGAAAAAAACCTTGCATAAACGCCCCTTAAACGCACAAACGTTACCCAGTGCATAGTATATGTATAGTAAAAATAAAAGTGCAAAATAAGGGGTGTTTTTACTTAACCTTTTTGTTAATATTAAGGTTATGGTTGTATACAACATAAGCAAACAGTACAAAGGTTTACACTTATTTTAAGATCGGAGTGGAAAAGGTTTTATCACTATATACTACTAAACCCAAAACATCAGGCTCACAATACTGGTATAAATAACTACACTACCCATATTCTCAAATACTGCTTGTTCGTACTTAACTTCAATAAAAACAATCTGTTACCTTCACTGCATTACAATTTCAGCCCCGCCTTAACTCAATTTTCCTCTTAACTTAAGTATTAACAACCTGTTAAGACGAAACAACAACCAAGCACCTTATTAACTTGCAATGCAATTTTCAAGCAATCTTCATAACTTGTTATGCTGCATATATTTCCAAGTACTGGAACTGTGATTTTCAACCTTGTATAACTTGTTACCCTGCAACACTTTATGATTTTCTTGCTGTTTGCTGTACACGTACCCTTTCTTTTATATCTATCTATACGTATTTATATTATAATATTTATATATATTATACTATATATATTATATTATTTATTTATTATTAAAAAATAAAAAAACAAAAAAACAAAAAAACCAGCACGCCTGCACCAAACACAAAGAAAATCACATTTCATTGTCTCCCATACACTTACACCATTTCAAAAATTACAGTTTCAGTACCTGTATATATATGTCCCACAACACTTTACACCAATCAGGTAAAAATTGCATTGCAATTTCCTACCAGTTAAACTGAAAAACCTTCACAACCTTAACAAAAACAGCACTTTACACCAGAACAAAAAAGACTTGACTTTCAATTTGCATTGCATTATATTATAACTATACAGAAAACAAACACTTAAGCCTCAACATCTAATAAAACCTTCAGATAAGAGGGGTCATCATGAAACGTCATTTTTACACCATCACAGACCACTTAGATGTTATTGATAATGGACTTGTTACTGTAAAAAAGGGTAGGTATATCAATGGGAATCCAATTGAAGACTATGGTATGTATATATTAAGTATCGAACCAATCGATGACCCACTTAATGACTATATTGAGCACATATAACAAACAAGAAAGGTATCATCATGAGAATTAAGAATGTAACCAGTAAAGAGCTCGAACAAGCCCTAAAAGAAACAAATAAGCAATTCAAGGATAATGTTACTTGGAATCGCTTTGATAAAAAAGGTAGTCAGTTTATTGTTACCTTAAAGGTAAAAGACTCTAATGGAGCAGGTGCAAGGCGAGGTTTTCACAATAGACGCAAGTTGATAAGTGCCTGCTGGCATGTTCATGGAACTTTTTTCGATGAACTTCTATCAATAAATGAGAACGCCGTTATCCTACCTGCTGGTTATAGGATAGATAAAAACGGTGGTAACTGGCAAGATAGGAATATTGGCTCTATTATAAATCCAATGTACTTTAGTGAAGCTTGTGATTGTTAAGTAAACCCAACAAGAAGGACTTGAAATGAAAAATCTAAAAAGAACACGCTATTATACAATGAATAGCTGGAACTTATCAACAGCTCCTGCGTATAATCTAAAAGTTTACAATGTAATAAGTAACGAGTTACAAGACAAGGTCTATGAACTAATGAATTGTGAAAACTTCTATGATGAGATTAACTTACTCAAGAATGACTTTGACGCCGAGCATAACTACAAATGGCAAGCGGGATTTAATGGTCGTTCTGGTGGTTATCTGGTGTTATATCGTGGTGGTAAATACGAAAGTGGTCGAGTATATTTATATCCCGCCAAGCATATTGAGGACTCAGAAGTACCAGTAAAGGTAAAGAAAGCATTCAGACAATTAGCTATTAATATCGTGAAAAGCATCGAGCGTATGGCTAAAGAATCCACTGTAATTACACATGAATATCAAACAACACAAAGTGTGCAGTTAATAACATCACCAATGGTTTAACATCTTAACACTAAAAGGAGGTGAAAAGGAACTAAACAAAATGAAAACTATACTTGAGGATTTAAACCGCAAACCAAAGTTAAAACTAAAGCCTACTTTGGAAAGTCAAGACCATGACACGCTTATGGCTTATGCTTATCATAAGCCAGAAGATTATTCAAAGGTAAAAACTCTCGAACTAATAGACTTGTTTATCGCAAGCAGAAGAAGAGAGGAAAAGCTAAAAATCAAATACCTTGAATTAGATAACTACCATGCGGTTGGTATAACATGGATAACTCTTTTAATCTTAAAAGAAGACCTTTCTGCTATCAGGAAAGAACTACACAAGAGGTTGTTTCATAAAACTACTTCTAAAAAGAGAACAAAATAACGTTATCGATAGAAGAAGGAGGTTGAAAGTAATGTTATCAGTAGAGATTTATTTCAGGGACTTATCCCCTGAAGGTAAGAAAAAGGTCTTACATGAATTACAAACGTCGGAGGAAGACGAAAACTGGAATTATCAACCTCTTGCCATCGTTGACAGGGAAGAAGGATTAGAAGAAGAGGATTAGAAACATTAAGGAGGTGAATTAAAAATGAAGTTAAGCATGAAAAATGCAAGGGAATCTCTACAGAGAGGAGAAATTCCTGATATGAAAAGTCGTTATCTTGGCGACCCCTTTTTAAAGATTCAAGATGAGATTGATAATGTTACCTTGACTTATCTACAAGAGCTTTGCATAATAGCTTTAGGTAATAAAGAAAAAGCACTAATTAATTGGGATGCAAAGGCAGCCTCTGAAGTCATAAATAAAGCTATAGAGGTTATCCAAGAATCTTATGGTATAAAAATTGTTTATCCATAAAGGAGGTGAATTAAAATATTATTTCTAAAGATATACAGTTCAAATAATGTTTTTATCGGTGAGATACCTTTTAGGGTCAAAGATAAACCCAAGATGCTCCGTATTAAAGCGGAATTAGAAAGACTCAGGTTTAGGATATCTTTCCAGAGTGAAAAAAACTAACTGTTTAGAGGGTAAACAGTTAAAAAACCAAGACAGAAAAGAGGTGAATTAAGAATGACACATATACAATGTAAAGGTAAGAATGGCTTTTTTATATACAAATCAGCAGAGTCTTATTCTTATCAGGACTTTGCGAACATCAGTATTTATTCAAGGAGAAAAGGTAGAGAAGCTCCTATCGTAATTCAAGGAGGTAAAAAAGCTATCATTGAACTCCTTGAAGAAATCCTTCTTAACATACGCAAGTCTTAAAAACATCAAAAAAGGATACCATAATGTATATGTCGAAAAGAGCAATAAGGGAAAAGATGAAAGCAGCAAGAGAAGCACTTGAAAAGGCAGGAGAGCTTCAGCTAATGGATAACAAGCAAACGATTGCCGTCGAGGACATCTTCTCATTACTAAACCTAATAATAGAACATAGGATTGAGATAAAATAAGGAGGAGAAAAGAAATGAGAACTCTACAAGAGGAAACAGCAACTGCGACAGGTGCAATCCCTAAAGCTATTGAGATGCTTTCTTCCTTAAATTCTGATGAACTCAGAGGTACAATACTGGAAATAACAGAGAAAGATGAAAGAATGTTTTTCATAACCCTTTCCCATATTGATGAAGATGACTTGAAGGAATGCATCGATAATGCTTATGACGAAGGTCATGAAGACGGATACCAAGAAGCATCAATGGAATTAGCCACAAGAATTCATAGATTAGCTGATAATATTTATTAAGGTTGTTAAAAGTGAGCTTAATAAGAGTTGAACTAACATTTGCTGTAATAGGACTCACCGTAGTCAGAAATAGGATAAAGAGTGCTCCTCCAATAGCACGTAGATGGATTGGTGAGCATTATTCAAAGTTCTATCTCTACTATGAAAGAAAAGGACAGTTGGTATCTACTCAAAGGCTTAGAAATGCTGGAGAGCAGACCAGCTGTCTCCTTGATTAAGAAAGGATAAGAAAATGACAAGCAAGAAATTAAAATTTGTACTTCACTCAGTTAAGAAGAATTCGATACGTTATGCTAACGAACAATATAGAATGTCAATTTATGTCATGAACAAGGTTCTTGATGAAATAGCAGACCGTGAAGAAGAAGGTACATTGGATGAAATATTTGTAACCTTTAGCTCATCGTAAGGAGTAGGAAATGATGGAAGTTTGGATATTGGAGGCGATTCAATGCAATTTGTTGCTTATTATAGCTTTTCTAATATTTTTACATCCAATAATGCGGAGAGATAAATAGTGCAGGGCTGCTACTAAAAAACGAGTGCTGGTATTCGTGCAGGATATATAGTTCCAGTGTACACAAAACTAAAATCCTGTCAGCCCTGCTTTAAAAAAGGAAAAAATGATGAACGACGAAGAACGAACAATTTACGAATGGCAGTATGGAGCAATGGGCGATTTTAGAAAAGCTTTAATGTTAGCTATTTGCCGAGCAGATGAAAACAACATTGAACTCCTGAGACTCGGTTTTCCAATTGAGGTAAATGGATATGTAAAATTTCACTCTGTGTCTGGATGGTGGCAAAAAGTGCAGGAAAAGGCAAAAAAGTTGGGCTGGCGTACTGATATATAGCAAAAAAGGAGTAAACCATGCAAACAGAAATAGAGTTACGCTTGTTGGAAGAGGATGATAAAAATCCATCTGGCTTCAAAATCGTTGGGCAAATAACGATAGAAGATGGCTGTCTTGGTGTGAGTCCCTGGATATTTAAAAAGGGAGGTACGGAGAAAGCACGTAAGAAGGGGCTAAATTTTTCTCTGTTTTCTAACCATTGTCCTCAATTCGATGCTATTGAGCTTGGTATCAAAGTTGGTGATGAATGGTGGTTTGAAGGAGATATAATCAAACATTTCATGATAGATAATAATAAAAAACACATCATATTTTATATGTTGGAATATAGAGAAGGTGTATTGTGGATTACAAATAGGTATGTCCCAGCAAGTCATACAACAACAGCAAAAGAATTGGGTGATGTGTACAGAGAGAAAGGAATAATTGTAGATATGTACAAACGTATTGGTAATATTCATGAAGGGAAGGAATCATGGGTAACCCTATTTTAAGAAAGGAGTAAACGATGGCAAGGTCAGTAAATGAAGTATCTGTAATGGAATTATTAAAACATTTGAGGTGAGAGATGACAGTTTATAGAGCCTATTGCTTAATTGAGGATTTAGGTTCATACCAAGAATTTTACCGTTCTCCTTGGTATATAAGCAAAGAATTGGCACAAGAATTTATTAACAAAAATGGGATAAAATCTGGGAAATGCGACGGGGAATGGGAAATTCAGAGCATGCAGATAGAAGAAATAGTAGAAGATATTAGTGATATAGAGGATTACGGAGCATATCATGAGTTTGATTCAGAGTAGAAGGGGTGAGAGATGAATAAATACAATCCGAAAGCAAAGTGTCCGAAATGCGGTTATAAAGATATCAATGGTGTATACCGCAAAAAAGGTGATTGGTGTGTTTATCATGGCTATTATCAAAAGATGAACAAGTCTGTTATTGAAAGAATTTGCAAATACTGTGGATATTATTGGGATGAAATTCCACTTGATGAGGGTAAAGATGAATAAACTAATAGTAACAAACCTTGAAGCTGAGCAGGTTAAAACAGAGGTATCAGGTTATGATTATACAGATAATGTTCGTGATTTAGCATTTGAAAAAGGAGCAAGGAGTTGAGAAGAAAGAATCAGATGCTGACCTTGTCGTTTAGAGTAGAAAAAGTTGACTACGACAAGCTACAATTAATCTTGGCGAGGAAGGGATTCAAGAGAGGAGAGCAATCCCGCCTATTACAAAAAGCTTTATCAAAAGTATTAGATGAAGAAACCGCAAGGTTATCTAAAGAAATAAGGGAAATACTTGGCATTTAACTTTGTAAAACTTTATAAAGAAAGGGCTAAAACTTGGATAACTCAACAAAGTATAAAGTAGGTAGTGCGGTTTTTAGTAACAAGTTCGGATTAGGTATCGTTGTAGAGGTTCAACCTGAAAATAACTTGATAAAGGCAAGGATGCTAGAGACAGATAAGATTGAGTCTTTATCCCTTGGGGGAAAGAGTATAAAATTAATCAAGGACTATGACCCTGAATTAGCCTTACCAAGAGAGTTAAAGAGCACAGAGGCTTTAAGAGAAGAACGCAGAAAGCTAGCGGGTATAAAAGAAGTAAGAAAATCCACCAAGGCTAAAACTAGAAAACCAAAGCTAGATACTACTGAAATGGAGCTTAAAATTAAGGAGAAAGTATTAAGAGGCGAAAAGGTAAACCTAGAAGACTTGATTAGAAAGGGCTTGTTATGAGGTATTTAATCATTACTTCAGAAATTAAAGAAAAGAGGGATGAGGATTTTACACCCGAAACTCAAGTGATAATAGTAGAAAGTTTGGATGGATACAGTGCCATGAAGAAAGAGCTTACCTTTAGAATAATTAATCCTGACCCAGTCGAGTTCCTGAAGCATCCAAATCAAATGATTACTTTTAAGAGGAGATTTAACGGTTTAGGTTCATGGGGATTTTGTGGGAGAATAGCTACTTATTTCCAAGGCTTGTTAGCAAGAAGGAAGGAGGAAAAGTAGTGAAAAAGAAAGAAAGGTTTAAACATCCAAGTAAGAAACAGTTATTTCATAGAAAAAGGTTTCAAGCGGTAGGATTATTGTGCAGGATGCTAGGGAGTGCCAAATATCTTTTAGATGAACCAGGCTATTATGGGAATTTTGGTAATGTTCTTACCGAATCCGAAAAGACAGACCTAAGGATAGCCAGAAATGCACTTGAGAACCTCAAAAAAGGATGGAAGAAAAATGAAGTTTGGCTTAAGGAAGAAATAGAACGATAAACACAAAGGGAGACTTTAGATGAAATCATGGAAGACAAAAGACGGTAGAGAGATACCCATTGGGGATTTAACCGATGAACACTTATTAAACATAGTAGCTATGTTGGAGAAAAACATAGTCTACAGTGAAGCTTGGTTGAAGATTTTGAAGGGAGAAATAGAAATGAGAGCTCCTGATTATATTTATTCAGTCGAGCATGGATTTTAGAAACTTAGTAAGGAGATTCCTAATGAAACTTTGGACAAAGGATAAAGATTTCACCTTCATAGATAACAATATGCTACAAATGGTAAGGAACTGTCCCCAAAAGGCTTTTTTCAGATTAACAGAAGGACTTGTATTGAGTGAACATACTCCCGCTACTTACTTTGGAACAATCTGGCATGAAGCAATGCTTAAATTGTGGGGGTCTTGGATTCCTATAAGCCCAGAGGGAGAATCTAAAAAATCACGTACTTTGGAAAAACCTTGGGATATTACAAGAGCCGTACCTGTTGCAATGGGATATGACAAAAGTATGGAAGATGAAGCAAAAGGGAAAACTAAGTGGAGACTAGCCCAAGCACTTGAGGAATACTATCACTTTAGAACGGAGGATTATTCCTACCAAAAGTATGCTGAAGAAAACTTGACTCTTCTAGCAGAGGAATTTATTTCTTATCCTATTGTTCCTAAGGTTTTTTACTGCGGGATGATTGATAGAGTGGTAAGGAATAGGGAGACAGGAAGAATAACTATTATTGATTATAAAACCACCTCATGGAATCAGATAATGGATAATGTATGGGCTTTGTCCCCACAATTTATAGGATATGTCTGGCTTGTTAAGAAAGCCTTTAAGTTAGATGCAGATGTATTCCTCCTGGATTTGTTCCAGATGCAATCAAAGAAGACAAATAAATTCCTGAGGAGAGAAATAGCCATCCCACAGTGGATGCTTGATGAGTGGGAAGAAAGAAGAAGAAAAGAAGTTCTTTCCTTACTTGACTCTGAAGCACCATATCTTAATAAGCCCGCATGTTCTGACTACGGCGGATGTCCTTATTTTGCCCTTTGCAGCCAGCCACCAGAGGTAAGAAGGAACATTATGGATGTGATGTTTACACGGAGTATATGGGATATCCATGGAAACATACCAATTGATGAAGAAGGGTTTAATAATTTTTTAAAAGAAGGGAGTTGAGAGAAATGGCTTACAGTGAAAAACCTTCTAAGACCATAAGTGAAATGGCTGAGGAAGATAACAAAGAACCTCTTATTAAGAGGAAAGCATTTTTGTTAATGGGGATTCCAGGTTCAGGAAAAACTTATGCAGCGGGTACATTCGACCCTTCATGGAAGGGACTGTTCTTAGATATTGATGATAAAGCAGATGCTTTACAGGAACATATTAACAGTGGAAGCATAACAAGAATAGATTTAAGATATTCCCCTGATAGATGTTCCATGCTGTATAATAAAATTCAAGATATCAAATTAGACTTAAAAACATCAATAGATAAATACCAATTTGGTTATGTTGATAGTTTGTCTACTTTATACCCTATTTTTGAGAGTGCATCTTTAAGAACCCTTGGAGGGAAAACAGTAACTTGGGACCACATGAAGTGGATTGATAAAGAAATATGGGATTTTTTATACCGAATAGTTGGTACTATTCCTTATTTAGTGCTTACAGCCCATGAGGATATTAGAGGAGACAGTGATGCTACCATGAAAGTAGTCCCGTTTGCTCGTAAGGCTTTAAGTAATGCCATTCCTGGGAGGTTCAAGGAAATATACCATGCTACAACAGTTAATGATGGGGAAAACGTTTGCTATGTTTGGGAAACACGACCCTCTGGTATTTATGGTTCTAATACCCTTATCCCAGGATTACCATTTCAAGTTCCTAATAACTTTGGTTTATTACTGTCAACTAATTGGAGAAAGGTGGGTGATGTCGATGGTGCAATAAAGAAGTACAAAGAAGCAACAGGGTTAGAGGTAACCAAATGGAAACCTTTAGCTTCTTAAACAAGCATAAACCTTAAAACTCAAAGGAAACAAAATGCCAAACGAGAATCCTCTAGAAGATAGCTTTGAACCTATCGATGTTGAAGGCTTTGAGACCGAAATTGATAAGACTAAGATACCTCCTCTGAAAGAAGGTAAATATAGGTTCAAGGTTTACGATTATGCTTTGGGTAAGTCTAGAAAAAGCAATAATCGGTATATCAAGTTTAAATGCGAAGTAGTAGGTGATGCTGAGGAAGATAATAATGGAAAAAAATGCCAAACAAGAATCTTGATGATTGAAGGACCTGGGTTTGGGTTTTTCCTTGATTTTGCATCCTCAGTTACGCCATCAAGGAATTGGGGTAAAAAGGCAACCAAGCTAGACTTAGGATATTTTGAGTCATTTAATGGTTGTGAGTTTCTAGCCGACGTTGAGCTGGACTACCAAGTTGATTCCAATGGGGATTTTGTTCTTGATGATGAAGGAAATAAAAAACCTACTGGATACAACTCCATGACCACTGTTTATAGTATAAGGTAAAAATCCCTTCCAAAACTCAATTGGGGAAGGAAAACTGGTGGGTAGGCAAGCTACCCTGCCTACCTGCCAGTGATACTAAAGTAAGGAGATAGAGATGCATCCTTTAAGTGAAAGATTTGTTAAGTTACAAAAAGGGGTCCAGAAGGAACTTAGGGTTAGGGAAGAGATTAAGAATAAAAAAGACCCCTTAAGCTTTGAAGAAATAAGCAAGCTAGTAAAAGAAGTAAGGAGAAAGATTTTATGATAGTATTCTTGATAAGAATCGTTTTCCTAATTACTTTTGGAGTAGCTGTTTATGTTTATATTAAGAAAACCTGGTAAGGGAGGATTTGGAAATGCTAATCATGATAGGAAAGATAACCATAGTAATGTTAATTCTTGGATTTTTCTGTTTCCTTGCGGATGATGAATGGTTTGAAAGATACTTTGGTTAATATTAAGCAAAAAGGAGGTTAGTTAATGTATTTTATATATGTAGATGGAGCATCAAGGGGTAATCCAGGAAAATCCGCATGTGCCTGTGTTATTATGAAGGACAGAAAATCCTTTCATAAGAAGTATAAATACTTAGGACCTGATAAAACTAATAATTATGCAGAGTATCAAGGGGTCATACTTGGAATGGAGCAAGCCTTTTACCTCAGGCTTGACCATATAACTATCTTCAGTGATAGTAAGTTAGTGGTTAGACAAGTTACTAACAAGTGGAGTGTCCTGGCTAAGACCCTCAAGCCCTTAAACCGAGAGGTAAAAAGGCTATCTAGGGGATTTGATAGTTTTAAGATTAAGTTAATCCCTAGAGGAATAAATAAAAAAGCAGATGAGTTATGTAATCTTTGTTTAGATAAGGAGTTAAGCAAAAAATGAAAATATCCACAGAAGAAATAATTGTTCCTGAGGATAGATGGGACAGGGACTTATCCAACACTGATGGGCTAAAGGAATCTATTGAGGAACATGGTATAATAGAACCTATTGTATTATCCTCTGGGAATCTCTTGGTAGCTGGAATGAGAAGATTAACCTTTGCCAAGGAGTTGGGATTAGCAACTGTGCCTATAGTGCTCTTAGGTGATTTAACTCCTTATAAAAGAAAGTGTTTAGAACTAGAGGAGAACATAAGAAGGAAAAACCTTACTTGGGCAGAGACGGATGTTCAAACAGCATCCCTGCATAAGCTAAAGCTCCAGGTAGAAGGGCAACGGAAAGATGGTAGGTACACAGATAAAGAAAAAGGCTGGTCTTTAGAGAACACAGCTAAGCTACTTGGGGTCAGTAAGGCAAGTATATCTCAATCCATGACTATATCCAAAGCATTAAACAACGACCCCTCCTTAGCTGAAGAAAAAAGCAGGAAACTTGCCCTAAGTAAGATAAAGAGAAGAGAAATACAAGAAATAAATAAAATTCTGGCTGAGAGAGCTAGCGAGGAAACCTCAGATATGTTCCTTATCGGGGATAATAAGGACTTGATAACTGGAGTAGAAAGTGAATCAATAGGAATGGTTCTTACGGATGTTCCTTATGATATACAAGCAGAAGATTTCTATAACAGGTTTGATGGTAGACTTCAATACGAAGATACTAGGTTTGATGACAAAGGAACAACCCAAGGAGTATTGGACTTAAGGGATGAGTTATACAGGGTGTTGGTCCCAGGGAGCTTCTTAGTAATGTTCTGTGGTCAAGACCAGTTTTTTACCCTAAGGGAACACTATGGTAAAAAGTTTAATGTCCGATACCTCCCTGTAATATGGAACAAAATAACAAGGGGGTTCTGTCCTGAACCAGATAGAAATATACCTTTTAATTATGAACAAATACTAATAGCAAGAAAAGGATTTAGGCTTTTTAACCTAAATACTCCCTTAGGGGAAAACTGGGGGGATGTATGGGATTGTAGAAAGGTGAGTTCATCAAATAAGGTAGGGATTAATGAGAAGCCTATTCTACTTTTACAGAACATCATTAGGCTTTGCAGCAATCGTAAAGAGGTTATTTTAGACCCCTATTGTGGGGTGGGTTCTACACTAGTAGCAAGTGTCCAGCTTGATAGAAAAGGTATAGGTTTTGATAAAAACCCTGAAGCTATTGCTGTAGCTAAAACAAGGATTGAGGAATTGAATGAATGAGAATCCTTCAAAAGCCCTAGAGGAGTTGAGGGCTCACGCTAAGTTACAGATGGTTATGTTTAGGGGGGAACCTCATGGGGATAGACAAGAACTTATCCTGGAACAACTTAGCCTAATTGTTGTATGGGCTAATCAGGGTTTGGAAATTATGAGAAAAATAGACAAAGCTAGCCAGGAGTTGGATAAGCTAGTTGAGTTATATTATTTAGGGAAATCCTTAGGGGAGGATTAACTTAGGAAAACCTAGATTGGAGAAAAAGAATGGAGATAATTAAATGAACAAGAGCTATGGTGGTAGGCGGGTAGTGTTTCCATCAGGTTCGCCTTATGCTCCTATCTATATAGTAGGTAGCCATCCTGAAAGTGAAGAGACCCGAACAGGAATTAATATGAGAGGTTCAGATGGACAAGCTTTGTTTAGAGCTTTAGAAAGAGTTGGAATAAAAAGGAATGATTGTAGAATTTCAAACACAGTATGGATACAGCCCCCTATCAAGGGGAATCCCCTCAGTATCTCAGCCTATGGTTTAGGTAAGGATTATTTCCACGAGAGTTTATTGGAGGATATTAAAAGAGTAAACCCGAAGGTTATCTTAGCCGTCGGGGGAGAGGCGTTAACCTTCTTAACTGGGAAAACTAAGGTGTTAAAATGGAGAGGTTCTCCATTACCCTTTTTATATGATGAAAAAATAATAGTAATTCCCACAATTTTGCCTTCTTTTATATCCAAGGGAAACTTTCCCCTTCTCTTAGCTTTAAGAACGGATTGTAGAAAACTAGCCAAGGTGTGGAGGGGATTATATCATAAAAAGGAAAGAGAATTTATATCCTTTACAAGAGGGGCTTCTTTATTAGATTTTAAAGAAGAACTAGAAAGGTTGGCTTCTTTAAAAGGCTTCTTATCTTATGATATAGAGGGATGGTATCCTAGGTTAGCCTGTATATCGTTTAGCAGTTGCCCTTCTAAGGCTATGTCTGTTCCCTTAACTGGAGCTTTCAGCGAGCAGGAAGAACTGGAATTAATCCTCTTGATAAGAAAAGTTCTAGAAAACCCCCTTTCTTATAAGGTAGCTCATAACATGTTATTTGATAATAGTGTCCTGGCTAAGTACGGAATTGGAATCAGGAACATTTTCATGGATACTATGGTAGCTCACCATACTGTGTTTTCAGAAAGCAAGAGACAACTTCCCCATAGTTTAGCTTTTTTAACCTCTATTTATACCTGGGAACCTTATTACAAAGACGATAGAGCAATGGTTGACTTTATAGGTTCACAAAAAGATGCGGATGATTATAGTTGCAAAGATGCAGCGGTTACCTTAGAATTGGTAAACCCCTTGTTAAGAGAACTAGAGGAATATAATCTTACTGAGTATTATTTCACTAGAATGCTGGACAAGATAAAAAGTTCAGGGGAAATGCAAAGTAAAGGCTTGGTTATAGATGAGGATAAAAAAACAGCCTTAAAGGCTAAATCTTTGGAGAGGATTAAGATTATAGAGGAAGAATTAACCTTTAACCCTGGGAGCCCTAAACAAGTTGCGGATTATCTCTATAAGGACTTAGGGTTAAGAGAAATCACAAGGTTAAGAAAAACTGGGAGCAGGGTAAGGAGAACCATAAGTACAGACGAAGAAGCCATTACTACTTTGGTTCAGGCTAATCCATCGCATAAGAAAAAGTTGCTGGGAATACTTGAGACAAGAAAACTAAATCATGATATTTCTCATTATTTAGATGCTATTGAAGAGAACGGTAGGTATTACTATTCCATAAACTTGGCTGGCACTTCATCGGGGAGACTTGCTGTGTCTAAGGTTATAGATAAATCTGGCTGGGCTGCTCATGGAGTTCCGTTGCACATGAGAAGTATTATTGTTCCTCCTTTTAAGGACTGTGTTCTGTGGAAAGCGGATAGTAAGCAAGCGGAAAGCATGTTTGTTGCATGGGTTGCGGGGGAAGATATTCTTTATAAAGCTTTCATGGATGGTAAGGATACGCATCAAATAATAGGGGGAATTATCTTCGATTGTCCTCCTGAAGAAGTAATAGGTTTAAAAAGAAGTGTAGCTAAGACAATAAGGCATGGAACTAATTACTGGATGGGTCCCAAGGTACTCCAGAAAGAGATAAATTTTAAGTTTCCTTCTTATCCTTTTTCTTACAGAGACGCCAAAGAAGCCATTGCTAAGATAAGGCAGAGTACTCCCAAGACCTATCAATGGGGTAAGAGGATAGAGAACTCGGTTTATGCTGGGACCAGAATATTCAAGACCTGCTGGGGAAGACAACGGATGTTACTAGGTCCGCCAACCCCAGACCTGGTGAAAAGTGCAATTAGTTTTGAACCTCAAAGCTCAGTAGCGGAATTAATTCATATCTCTTGCAGAGGGGTACAGGTAAAGTCTAAACTTGAACAATTAAACCCTGATAAGAACTATATACACCTTACAAGGCATGATGAGCTATTTGGAGTATGTGAAAGAAGCCAAGTAGAAAAGGTTAGAAATATCGTAAAGGAAGAAATGGAGCAAGAGTTCCCCCTAATAAAATTTAAAAATACGCCCCTTAGCATCCCTATAGAGTTTTCTGTGGGAGAGAATTGGGCTGAAATGGAGGTTGTGAAATGATTCCAAACGAAGTTGTTAAGTTCGTAAACAAAGGGTCTTCCAAAGACGTAGGTAGGCTGCTTATGATGATAGGGGATAGGTTGTCTAGTTGGGAATTGACACCATTAGAAGAAGTAGAAAAAGAGAGAATCCCAGAAGGGTTAAAAATAAGGGAGAAAGATGAAGACTATGACTGGTAAGAATGAAAAAAGTGGCTTTGGGAATGTCCCTGAAGACCCTTATTTGGTGTTTGAAAGTAATAAGGGGCTAAGAGGTAAACAGCAAACTTCCTGCTTTGTTCTCAGGTTTGCGAGGGAAAAGGCAGCCTTTGAAGCTTTAAGATACTTCTTAAATTTACTTGAAGCCGACGACCCAAGAGCGGACTCGCTAAGAAACTTTCTGGATAGGAACAAGAATATATTTTCTTAAAACTAGATATGAAAGAAACAAATGACTAAAGACGAGTTAGAGAAAAAGAGTTTTCTTACTAACTATCTGGAATATACAAAATGTCAAGAATCTCCAACAGACTTCCACTTCTGGATTGCTTGCACTCTCATCGGGGCAGCAACTCAAAGGAAGGTTTACTACGACCAACACTTTTTTAAACTCTATCCTAATCTTTACACGGGGGTAGTAGCGGAAAGTGCTATCTGTAAAAAGTCTACAGCTATGGATTTAGGTATGTCCCTTTTCGCAGAAGCTATGGCAGATGAACCTATTGGGGATAAGATAGTTCAGGGAAAGATAACTCCCAAGGGATTAATTAAGAAGATATGCCCTGGTAAGAAGGATGAAGTCGGGGGAATGGTTTTCATTCAAGCAGATGAAATGGGTGTATTCTTTGGGCAAGACATGATTAATTTAGGTATAATAGATTTAATAACTTCCTTATATATGTGTAAAGATAGACATGAATACATCACAGCAGAAGCTGGCTCTTTCCTAGTAAGGAACTCTTTTATTAACATTCTAACAGGGGGAGTTCCTTCTTATCTAAGGAAAAGCGTAGGTTCTGTATTCGAAGAAGGTTTAATAGGAAGAATGAGTTTTGTCAGACGTGAAGAACCTCACATGTCAATCGCAGATATAGCCAGGATAGTAGATTTGGACAGGCTTAACCTTTTAAGGGAGGTACTTATTAAACAGTTAAGAGGAATCAGCAAAAAAGAAGGTAGCTTCTCCATGACGGATGAAGCCTTTGGAGTGTATGAAAAATGGTACAAGAGCATACGAGGAGATTCAGTGGAAAGGAGTATTACTTCTGGCTTTATTGGAAGGAAAGGAGACCATGCAAGGAAGATGGCTATGATTCTTTCTCTAGCAGCCTCCCCCTTAAGTGATGACCCGCTAGTAATAGATACAAAGACTATTTATGCAGGGATACAAACAGCCAAGGACATGGAGAGAGACCTCAAGGATATCTTTGAACAAGTGCCAGCTAAGGATATCTTCGAGGGGCAGAAGATGCTGGAGCAATTCATTAGAAAGTCGGGAAGAGTTTCACGGACTTTAATTAGTAGAAAGTTTCATGGGAAGATACTTCCAGAACACTTCGATGTTATCATTGCTTCTTTGGAAAGACCAGGGATTATCCAGATGGCTTCAGACGGTAGAACTACCTTTTATTATTATGTTCCAGAGGAATATAGAGATTTATCCCTTGAGGAAAGGTTAAAGAAGATTAAGGGGGAGTAATTAAGAAGGAGCCTTTTTTAGCAAGTCCTAGCAAGTCCTAGTAGGCTCCTCCTTAGTTTTAACCGTTTACTAAGTGAACAGTTAAACCTTTCCTACAAGTCTTTTTATCCCACCCCATATAATGTCTACTAAAATATCATCATATTTAGTAGGGGTTATTTTTACAATCTTCTCCAGAACCCAGAAGATTGCCACAAAAGACAACCAGTGGTCTAAAAAATATTGAGGAATAGACTCCATGTGAATCTCCTTTCTTTTAAATTAATTAACTTGCCTCTTAGTTTTAACCTACCCAGAAGGCTTTTTCTTCCCTAAGGTCCAGATGTATGAAATAAGAATATGTTCCTATACCCCTGAAACCTAGGTTTTTTGCAATTTTTTCCATAGCAATTAACTTAGCTTTAAATCCTTTCCCCCACTTAGGTCTTACATCTGTAGCAAATGTCATGTGTTGAGAATTCTTGGTCCCGTTCACCTCTTCGTTATGCCTTGGACAACGGTAACCAGAATTGATAATGATAGGAAAGCCTAAAGCTTCACGGAGCTCTTCTAAAAGTTCCATGTGTTTATACATTCTAGGGATAATCTTTAACCTATCACAACAGGGACACTTTATGTCCTCGTATAAAAAATGTTCAGTTATCTTTCTAGGCTCTGGGCTAGAAATAGACACTAGACTTTCTCCTCTTTTCTTTGCGTGGGGTTTTAAACAGAATAGGCATGGGAGTACCCTCTTCTAAAGCCTTTCCAACTCGTTTAATAGCCCCGCTCCCAGGAACCAAATGCCCTGGGTTTAAATAATACATTAACTGATTTTCTGCCCTCTTCTTATCATAAGCATTATGTGAACTAAGGTAAGTATATAGGTTAATCATTATCCCTATTGCATGGGAAGATGAAGGAATAGGTCCCATTTGAAGAGGAGCTATAGACTTCTCCACAATGGATGATGCTATTAACTGGGGAGAAAATCCTATCGAGGTAAGGTCGATGCCAGCTTTTTTAGCTATTTTTACCATCGAAGCCGTAACGGCAAGATGTCTTATAGCTCCAAATCTTGCCCTTTTTACTGGTAAGAAAGGTCCTTTAACAGGGTCAGCCCAAGAAGCTCTATTTTTAAACCCTCTTGATAACATTTCCCTCATGTATCCGAAGCTATAGTTAAGAGGCCACGACCAGAACTTAAATGCTATCCCACCAGCGGCTGTCTGTAGGATAGTAGGCATACCCCACTTGGAGTATAGAAACTCACAGGTTAATCCGCCTAGGTTCATTTCGTTCTTTATCCTAGCCATCTCACTAGGGAAAAAAGGTTGCCCTCCTGGGGGAACTTCTCCTTTTATCCTTAAGGGGTCAGCATAAGGAATGCCTTTTTTTGGATGCCAGTATCTCGGATTTAGTATATAATCCGCCACCTCCCAGGCGGCTGCCTTCATTACCTTTGTAACATTCCAAAGATGACTGGCTGCCATAGGGGTTTGACCAATTTTTCCAATAGTGCTTGTAGGTAAATCTCCAGATAATTCATAAGCTCTTCCTTTAGACATCTTGTAGAACCATTGACCTTCCATAGCATCCTGCATCCATTGAGGAGTATCACGGAAGATAGCTTTCCTCATGCTGCTGCTTCGATAAAGCCCATAGCCTAGGAGGGATTGGGTAATGTTTCTTGTCCCCATATCTAGCCTGTAAGAGATAAATGCAGAGTTCATTCTTGAACCATATAGGGCTTTAATCTCCCTCATATAATTAGGTCCTAACTCTCTACCAAACTTTTTAGCTACTATATTTATTACTTTACCTACGCTGACTCCACCAGGTCCTATTCTAAAAAGGCTATTGATAGCTTCATCTGAAGAAAAGGTTTCACCTAAAAGCCCGTTCCTATAAAATGTTCTCAAGAACTTAACTGTTGGTTTTTCCAGTTCTTCTCCATAATTTTTAAGAAACGTATCGACTACATTTCTAGGCTCAGTTAAAAATACACCTTTTAAGGTAGACCTTGCTCCATCTATATAAGCTTGGAAAGGATTGTACTCCAATTCACCTGGAAGGGGTTCTCTTATCCTTTCCTTTGACACAGAAACTCTTCCTTTGGATAATCCTTCTTTTTCATACAACCCTATGTTGCCCTCTGTCAGCCTTGCCTTCTTCTGAGCAGGGGGAGAAAATTCATAAACCCGCCTGGAATAACCCTTAAGAGTCTTTGTTAGCTTCAAGCCTAGGTACTTCTCTACTCTATTAAGCATTTTTATTAGCATATCTGTGCATCTTCTCATATCACTAAAGACTTCCTGGTGAGCTTTAGTAGGAAGAGTCTTGGGGTCAAAATTAGGATTATTCAATGCTTCGGTGAGTCTTTTAAAAGATTTTACAGCAGGACCCTTTTTAAAAATAGCCTCTGTTACTTTAGCACCCATCTTAATCCCATCAGCATTAAGCCATTTTAGGGCTTCAAAATTCATCAGCTTAATTGAATCCTGTACCATACCCTCCTGCATAACTTTTCCTCTTATCCCTGGCATCATGGCAGGACCTAAATTTAAACCCATCCCGTATTGGACAGGGGGGCTTATACCAGATATGATAGTACCCTTCCCTATCTGGGAAACATCTAAGGGAGCTCCAAAGTCCCTAAATGTTTGTTTAAGAACCCTTCTTAGTTCTTCTATATAGTACTGGGCTTCTCCTGCCGATAAATCCTTAGCTGAACCCTTACCATAGATTCGCTCTAGTTGTTCAACATAGGCTTTATTAGCAGCGGGATACAGAGGACTTTTCTTACTAAAAGCCTTTTCCAAACCTTCTACTTTAGTAGTTAGATTATGAATAAGCCTTTTTTGTCTACCACTAGCCTTTATATAATCTGTGCTAATTTTTCCTTTCATCCCAGGGGGCATTCTTTCAAGTAAGCGTTTGGGACTTAACCCTTTGACTAACGATGAGTATTCCTTTATCTTGGATAGGGTAAGTTTCGCCATTTCAGGATTGCCCTTCTCTCCACCTTCTACAAAGCTAAAGAGTTCCTTATTTAACTTTTCTGCCATTTTAGGGTCGTCAGCCATTTTTTCCCAGGCTTTTATCATTTTAGGAGCTATCTTCTCCATATCTTTTTGTCTTTTACTCATGGGTTTGAAGAACTTCTTTGGTCCCCCAAGAGCTGCGTCAAAGACAGTACCTAAAACAAAGTTGAAGATTATTTCTTCCTTTGGTATCTCTTCCCCTCTTAAGGTTCTTACTAACCCCCCTGCTGTTGCTAGTGCTGTCCCACTTGCGATGCTCCTTACTGCCCTGGCTGTAGGATAGAAAGCTCCCCCAGTTCCGCCAACGGTTACACCGAAGATGGAATCATGGACTGTGCTTTTCACAAGTTCAATAGCATTGGGGTCTTTCTCCTTAACCTGCTTTGCGGCTTCATTAAGGAATCCGTAAACACCCCAGACAACTCCTTCATGAGCACCTGCTGCCACGGTTCTATGAACAAGGGTTCCTGTTCTCTTAGCAGTAATAGCGAGTTTAGATGCTGCTGCAAAAGTAGGTATAATATTTAAACTAAGAGTTGTGAGTTTGAGAGCCGTAACGGTACCAGCTATTGAACCCGCTGCCTTAACTATGGCTCCCTCTAAACCCAGAGCTTTTTCCGTTTTTTCCTTTGCTATATCTGGAGCAATTAAGCCGAAAGTAGCTGCGGGGATATAACCTTCTAAAAACATTTCCCCCTTACCTAAGAAAGTTCCAAAGGGGGATAAGGTTTCTGGAGAAGCCTGGGCTCCCAACCTTGCTCTACCATAGTCCTCTAGATAATCAGTATCTTTAGGCTTAAGCTTAGAACTTTCTATCTCCCTGGGTTGAAGAGGAGCTTCTTTCTGCCTAGGAATCATGTCCTGAAACGGAATACTAAATCCTGTAGGTGGTCTAAATGCCATTAGTATCTACCTCCTTGATAGGGTGGGGTGTAACCAGCAGGAGGTTCTATTTGGTCCCTTTGAGCCTTCATAGAGTCGCTGAAGCTTATTTTACCTTGGTCTAGTTCCAGCATAGTGTTCATCAACCAATCCAGAGTGGCATTTCCTGTTTCAGCAACATTCATGTTTATATATCTATGGTAGGCAGGAAGATATTCTTCATTATAAGTTTTAAACTTTCTCTTCTCCCAATCCTCATTACTTTCTCCATTTATTCTAAGAAGTTTCTGATACCAACTACGCTCAAGAAGCCCACTTTGTTCTAGTTCGCTCATGTAACTAGGTAAATCAACATCTCCTTTACCCATAATCATGTCATTATACTGTCTGTAACTAAGTTCAGGATGGGCAAGTCTATATCCATTCCTCGCAGCAAGCATTGCTTTAGAGGCTTCCATAAGCATGGTCTTAACATCAAGAGCCGCTGTCCTTGAATCAGGAGAACCATTTTCAATTATAAAATTAGCAATTTCAGTAGGAGATGAATCTTCAGACATACCAGCTAGGAGTTCTTTGTCCTCCTTAGACATAGCTGTAATAAGGTTCATTTGGCTAAGTATCAAAGAAGCCTTATTAAAATTGCGGTTTCTTTCTGGAGTTAAAAGCCCAAAGTTGGGGTCTTTTTGCATAGCTAGAAGTGAACTTTTAGCAACATTTAGCTTTTTCTCTATTTGGTTTTGGAGCTTTGGATTTTCCGCAGCATTATAATATTGCTCAGACAATCTCCTATACTCATCTACCGTGGTTTCGTATTTGGCATTGAAAGCTATTGTTTGCTTGTCTAATTCGTCTCTAGTAGAATAAAAACCCGCAAGAGCCTCATTGTATGCCACATTTGACCCGACGGTTTTCTCTCTTATTGCTACTTCTCTTCCTCCTAGACCCACTTCTTGTTCACGTAGAGCCATTTCTTTTGTTCTCAGGTCGTAATCACGTTGAGCTATTATTACGTTAGCTATTTGAGGACCAGCTTTCGCCAATCCATGGAGGAACTCCCTCATGTTCATCTTTTCTCCTCCTCTTTCTTCCTTACATCCTCAGGAGATACTGTGTATTCATTTCCTGTATGGAAAGGAGCGATTCCTTCTTGTATTCCTATGTTAAGATTTTTCTTTGTCTTAACAGCCTTTGGGTAACTCTCCCTCATCCCAGGGAACTCTTCCATCTTAGACCTTTTGCCCTGGAATATATCGTAGTTATTAAACCTACCCGAAGCCTGCATTATTTCAAAAACTTCCTTATCTCCTTTACTCCCCTTAAAATCGCTGGCAGGTCTGCCACTTATAAGGGCAGCCGTGTTAATAGCTAGCTGGCGTCTTTCTCCTATTCTTTTGTAGTCCTTAATTTGAGCCTCAAGTAACTTATCCGCTGCACTTTGTTCTGGCTCGGAACTATCCGCAGTAAGAGCACTTAAAAAAGCAGAAGCTAGATAAGTAGTTAGTATTGCTGTCCCTGGGTCTATTGGCATTTTTACCTCCTTCAAACATATAATTCAGGCGGGATATATTCTTCTTCTTTTTCCCCCTCTTTCTTTTTCTTATCACGTTTAGCCTTCCGAAGCCAAGCAGGAAGACCACTCCATACCTCTTCAGGGTCTTTACCAAGAGCATCAGGGTCTTCCATTATTACATCATAAATATAGTTACCAAAGTCTTTTTTCTGGTCATCTGTAAGCATACTATAAGCAGGACTTTCTAATAAGCTTATTATCCCATTGAAGTGAACCTGGACCTCAGCTATGTCTATCTCAGAGGCTTTCAATTTTAACGATTCTATTACTCGCTCGTTGCTTATATCATACTGCCTAGCACTCTCTGCTATTTGTGCGGTGGCTACAGCCATATCGGCAGTGTTCTTTATTTCTAACATATCCACTTCATGCGTAAAAGCGTCTGCTTGAAGGTCTCTTATTCTTTCATCTGTTAAATCAAATTCCTCTTTAGCCCAAGCCAAAGTATCATTGAACTGGTCTCTACTCCTCTCATCCGTCATATTATTGTTTCTTATAGTTTCTCCCAAAGTATCAACAGCTACTTTTCTTTCCCATGTATTCCTTTTCTCTTTAACATTCAATTCCTTATACATATAATGAAGGTTTTCTAGAAAATTAACCCTGGTCCAGGGTAACCCAGTTTTAGGGTCAACAGTAGAAGCCTCCATTAAATCAAACTCTTTTTCAAACTGCTCTACTGCATAGGGGTTACCTGTTTCTGGATTTATGGCTACCTTTTCCTCTAGCTTAAACAGCTTGAGCCACTTAGGTTCTCCTTCCCAGGTGTTAAACTTTTGGTTAGCTAAAAGCAGAGCCATTTGACCTGCTATCTGATTACTGGCTATTGTTCCTCGGCTTTCTATTTCTGCGGCTGATATTTTTTCCCTACTTTTTATTTCTGCCCCAGCTATATATTCCGCCGACCCTGTATAAGTCTCAGCTACGTCTTTCCTACCAGCTACTTCTATCTCAGCAACATCCCTAGCGGTTTTTCCACGGATTCTTTCTCTCTCCGTCTCTTTCTCACCTAGAGTTAAATCAGTTCTTGCCTCTAGTACTGCTATATCCCTTGCAGCTTTTGCTTGTATTTTAGCAATTTCTTTTTGCCCAGCAATCCCAGCTAAGGTTTCTGCACCTCCATATATACGTTCCTCTCTAGCCTGTTCATAACCCCCATATCTTCCAAGAACTTCCCTTTGAACATCACTTAACAAACCCATTTCTTTGAGCCTAACTTCTTCCGTCTTTTCTAACTGCCTTCTTGTAGTATCCCCAGAAGTAAGAACTCCTCGTCTTTGCATTCCTTTTTCTATCTCAGGCAAAGCTCTCAGCCTTTCGGCTTCTCCAAATTCAGATATGCTCTCTTTTGCAAAGGTCATTTCTTGTTCAGCTTCTGGAGATAAAACCCCCCCTCCCCTTTCACTGCTTTTCCTAATATCATTTAAGATAATATCTCTCAAATCGGGGGAGGAAATTTGGTCAAAGGTTAAACTTGTGGCTTTGGTCTTATTCATTTCCTTTTCATCTCTTTAAGAGTTGTGTCTATTCTTATGACTATACCTTTAATTTCCTTTGTATCGGTTTTGAGCTCTTTTATGTCCTTATCTTGTTGATTGGCTTGGTATACTATCTTTTCATGTTCCTTACAGAAAGGATTATTGTTCCTCTTAGCTACAAGAGGACTAAACTTCACTATTGCTACGATAACAGTAAACAAGCCAGTTATTACCACCCCAGCTATCCCATAATCCATTATTTTCTCCCCTCTAAAGTGAGAATAAGAGCTCCAGTGTCCCCAGAAGTAGCGGTTTTTGCTGTATTGCTGAGATTAACAATCCTTGTGGTTAAGGTATGCTCCGTAACTCTTCGGATGTTTGGCCACGAGACCTTAACAAAATAATAATACCATCCAGCAGAAGCCCTTCCGTCGCTCTCAGAAAAAGCGTGCATTCTAGCTACATCATCATTTTCATCCAACAACTCAACCAGCCAGGCTCGTTTATCCGCACTCTTTATTCTTACCACCTCTATAGTACCTCTACCATCGGCTCTCCACCCGTCAAGAGTTTCCGACTCTGAACCCTGGGCAGCGATGGCACTAGTGAAGTCCTCAGCTTGAGTGCTTGAAACCATGTAGTTTTTCTCAACTCCCATTTTGTTATCTCCTTTTTAAACCCATCTTTTTAGCTTATCTATCTTCTAATTAAGTCATCGGTTCGTAGACTTGCCTTTATAGTAGTATTATAGCCATTGGTTGCTCCTCCAGTTAAAACAAGATAACCAAAAGTACAACTAACAGGAAATGGTATAGTCCATTCTGTTATTGTGGAGCTTATTGTTGTGCTATCTATCCTAGCAACCATGAAGTTATTATCTGCATCTATTGAACCTCCCCAAGCAACCGCATTGACTGATATAGAATCTCCATCTTGGGTCGTATGAAAGTGTACACCTGTAAGTGGTTCTACTTCGAAATACAAGGTGGAATCCACTCCTGTACCAGCTACATATAAGCTATCTTTATACAAGCTACTAGGAAACCAACTATCCCATCTATATAGAGGTCTTACATAAGGTCGCTTAGATATAGGATATCTATCATTATTCATAACTTGATAGGTGGTGGTAGTATCCCTGTTACTATAGGTCTTAGCATCAGACCCTGTGGAATCAGCCCTTAGGATTGCGTAATAAGTAGTATTAGGAATAAGCCCTGTAGCCGACCCTGAAGTAGCCGTATCGGCAAGTATAAATTCGGACCCTCCACCAGAGGAATCATTTGGGTCAGTAGAACATACTAGTATTAACGAATCCGTCTTTGCGGGGTCAGGGTTACTTATGCTAAATGTGATAGTTGTGTTTGTTTTACTTGACTGTGATATTGTGCTTACATTAGCCGCAGCCCATAAATATAGACTACCAACAACGAGCAATAGTAAATTAACGATAATGAATCTTCTCATTTAAACCTCCCTTTAAGGATGTACCCTGTTTGCTGTGTATGTAAAACCCATGCTGACTAAGGCGGGTTCAGATAAAGCCACACCCGAATCAACCGTTACTGCACTAATTTCCATAATTATTATCTCCATATCATTAAACTCCTCTGCTGCAATAGTTATGCTACTTGTGAAATAGACAATTTGGTCTGTTGTTGAGGCGGAATCATAACTGTCTTGTACGGCATCTGTGACTTCTCCAGAGTTGCAATTCTCACCTGAGAGGTCTACAACAAGGTTTTTAACTTGCCACTTGACCGTTTTAGCACTCTCGTCATTCCCTGTTGTACTTCTTGTCCAAAGGATATTGATTGCTATATCCCCTGAAGCATAATCACCAGGTACACCAAATTTATAATATGCAGCGTCGGTGTTTACAGTAAATTCGTAGACATTTGTTATGCCATAGTTGTTTATTGCTGGTGGATGGGTTACGTTCTTACCTAATTGTGAGGCTGGTATACGAACATTTTTGGTATAAGTACCATAACCTACGCCATTTACGTGCATTTGTGCAACGGCTATCTTTACAGTAAATATTATTAATAAAAGTATTAATAGTTTTTTCATTTTTATAATCCCTGTTTAGTGATAAGGATTGCTGTTATGAGCCTAAATTTCATATTACGGCACTCCCACATAAGTTGACATCGGATTGAAGAAAATCTTATCCTCAGCAACCACCTCGCCAATGATGACAGCCGTGTCGCCTGTACCCGATGGTCTTACAATAGTTGGTTGTCCAGCAGTTGTGCCTACATAAACATCTGTGCTATCTTCGGCAACAGTTATAGTTGTCCACGGTGTAAAGTAAACATAACCCCTATGGAGAAATTTACCATAAGCATTTGCCTGTACGCCATTTCGCTGAACACAAATTACCTTGACTTTTGCAGTTGTCAGAACATCAGCATCGCCGAGAGCAAATTCTTGGTCACCATCACGATAGCAAACCTCACCAAATTTGATATTCTCATCAGCTTTCCATATAACAGGGTCGCCCGTAAAAGTACTGTCAGCCATTCCCCTGGGGTCGCCGTGACCACCAACGAAAGCACTGTCAACTGTAGCTGTTTCCATTGTAGTAGTACCCGTGAGCACGGTATCCTTAAGCAACTCCGTTATATTGTCATAAACTCCTATAATCTCTGCTTTGGGAAACACATCAAACAGGAAAATACTAACAAAAACCAAACCAATAATAATTATCAAAAGTTTATTTCTCATTCCTCCCCCCTGGTTAAATCATTAAACCAATATAATTCTTCCATAACATCAACAAACATTACCAACGCAATACATAAAGCACCGATAATAGGGATACAAATATACGGATTCCCATCAATCTGTTGTCCACCGCTCATGGTTATTATGCAACATATCCCTAACACAATCATCCTCCATAATATAGAAAGCAACTTACTTAGGACACTTTTCTCCTCTTGCCTTCCTTCTACCTTTTTGTCCAGTTTTTCTTCTATAACTGCTCTTGTATGGACCACTTCCATCACGTTTACCTCGTTTAGTTCTACTCATTTTTACTCCTTCTCGACCTTTTAATAAGTTTCCCAAGTACCAGTCTGGCTCACAACCTGCCACGAAGTACCATCTAAAGCAACCAGGGTAACAGTTTCTCCTATTTGCCCAGCAGCACAATAATTAGCCTGAGCATCAGCAGTAGCATAGACTATATCATCGCTACCTCCAGGAAGTATTATCAATGAGTCAGTATCAGTAGTAACAAAGGTATAAGTAAGTCCCGCCACAGCGGTAGGTAAGGTTATTTCAACAGCAGCACTTGCTGCTCCATTGGTAATTAGACCCCCTGATGGGATAACAACTGATGTGAGTGTGCTATCCGTTGCAACGGTAAAGATAGTTGTGCTCCCACTAATACTACCACTTGCTTTTATGCTCCCAGTAACATCTAATGCCACTCCTGGACTTGTGTTATTTATACCAAAGTAGCCCGTAGAGAAATCCCCGAAGATACCATTAGTACTATAAAACCCAGTAGTAATATAAAGCTTATGGCTAGAGGTGGTATTGTCGTAACCCGCCATGTAACCCAGGTAAAGACAACCTATACCTGTGGTATGGCTACTCCCCGCAAACATTCCTAATCCAGTAACTCCATACCCTGTGGTTAGGGAGCGTAGGGCATAATCACCATAGGCAGTATTTCCTGTACCTGTGGTCAGGGAACCTAAGGTACTCGTTCCGCTTAACTCGTTATCTACACCATAGGCTAGCCTTAAGCCAAGGGTTAATAAAGATAAAACAAAAGTTGTGTAAATTAACTTCTTTAACATTTTGATTCCTCCTTCCCTAAAAGTACGTATTATTTTTTTGTCTGGTATTGGGATTAAATGCTCTTCATATACAAGACCGTTTAAACCGTATTTACGTACGTGATATTTTTTTCCATCTATAATTCGTATAGTTGCTGATGGTATTTCTTTTAAATTGTTCATTATTATTCCCCCCAAACTTGAACATACTCAACATAAGCATGACTGTCGCCTGTATCAATGCATTGAGCACCAATAGCTAATTGCCATACGCTACTTGGAACATTGGTACTATGTGTAGCCCTGAGCGTGCCATCAATGTAGAATTTTACATCGGAAGCTGTTATTATAATTTCAAAATCATACCATGTGCCACTGGTTATGTATGCTGATAAGTCAGTGCTCTCAAGAGTAGTACCATCCGAAGTACAAGCATATGGTTTGTGGTCTGTAGCTTTAACAACGATAGTGGCTACCTCAGAATTGGCTAAATAAAAATCAATAACCATTCCCAATGTTCTTTCATTTCCAACGAAACCTATTCCCGCAATAGTATCATCTCCAAAAGTAAGCTCTGCATGTGTCTTGAAATGTAAGGTTGTCACAGTATCTTTTATTGAAAACACTACTTTGTCCCTCGTATCGGCTATTGCATCATCACCATCAGTTTGACCAGTACAGCTTAAGTACCCTGCTGGAGCACCACCAGTATCATTTATGACCTCGACAGCTCCCATTCCTGTATCTAGAACGTTCCAGAATGTTGTATCAGGAGCACCATCATTAACAACAGTGTTGAAATAATCCTGAAATCCAGGGAACACTCCTATACCGAGTAATGACTCCTCTTTATCAGATAGCAGCGATAATCCGCTTATAGCATCCGACAGAGCCTCAAGACTATCAGTAGTATTATCAAAGGTAAAGTTACCATCTTTATGAAGAATATCCTGAAGGCTCTTTCCTGTAGGAGCACTAGTTATAGCCCCTGTTATTAACCCTTTTATATAAGCCTCAAGATTCTCATACCCTATGCTCATTTTCTTTTCTTTCCTTTTTTCCTTTTAAGCTTTCCAGTTGGCTTCCATCCGAGGTCTATTCCTCTTAGTAAACTAATAGCTTTCTTAGCCCTGCTTAACCTTCCACTTGCCACCTTTTTGATGAAGTACCTTGCTACCACTTCTCCTATATGGCATGTTATTCTTTCCTCTTTCTGTTGAGGGACTCAAAACCTCCTGAACCTTCTAGCCTCCCCAACCTTTTAAGCTTTCCTAAAATAACACAAGGCTTTTCTCTATGAGCAAGTTCCTCTAAAACTCCAAACATTTGTTCATCAATTAAATCCATTATTATAGGACTATATCTTGCCTGAAGATAACTCTGTATACTTCCCTTAAAGGTTCTATTTTCCCTCTCCTCAACAATCCCTTTCAAAACCTCATCTTGGTCATCATTTAAAGTTATTCTTATTTCATAAGTATTCATTATTCTGTCCAGACGTGTACGTATTGTAGCTTTAAATCACTCTGTACACCGTTAGTATTCTTAGCCCCAGCAAAGAAACTCATCACTCCACTAGGAACCCTAGTACTATGGGTGGCTCTTAAAGAACCATTTATATAAAGCTTAACATTAGTAGCCGTAAGAACTACAAGGTAGGTTATTTCTGTGTTCTCCGTGAAATAGCTACTGATGGTAGTAGCCTGAAGGGTAGTTCCATCATCAGTACAAAACCTAACAATATCATTATCTACATGTATACCTGCACTCCAATTAGTCCCCCCATCGTAGCTATCCGCTGTAGTTACTGCTGCTTTACCAAATCCTATAGCATATTCCCCTTCTGCATCTACAATATTTAATTTACTTTCCCATCTCAAGCTACTAACATCACCATTAACCTTAGCTATATTCCAAGTCTTAAGCCCGTTGGTGTTAATAGTACTATCATTAGTAGCCCCTGTACCAGCTAATACCCTACAATAACCTAAAGCTTTCCCGCTCATCTCTACCGTTACGGTTCCATCATTATCCTCCACCACAGCCCAATTAGAAGTATTAGGGTCGCCTCCTTCCGCCACATCATTAAACCACTCCATTAATCCCTTCTGACCTCTACATCCTAATAGGGATTTTTCCTTCTTAGTAAAAAGGCTGGTTGTAAGATTTTCGTACCCTATACTCATGGATTAACCTTCTTTTTTAACTTTTTTAACTGTTTACCTGGTGAATAGTTAAAACTCCTAAGTAACCGTTTGCCCAAAGACAAACACGTTTACCTTACTAGCAGTATCCGCAACAGCCTGCAAAGAATCATTTTCCGTATCTAAAATAAGCTCAATATCATTAATAGTAACTGAAGCTTCAGAATCAAGACTTTTTTTATAAATCTGATTCCCAGTTCCTGCGGTTCCTACGGCTCCACCACCTGTTGCAGGTACTAAATAAAGAGTAACCGTAATTGCGGAGCTATGAGTATTGTGTATATAAATCCCATCAATATGGGTTTTGGTGTTTGCTGCATTTGTAACATAAGCCGCAGCACTATCCGTGAGCTGGATAGTAGTATTAAGCCAAGCAAAAGTAACAGCCATTACATACCTCCTTTCCTAGACAACATTTTTAAAAAGGCATCATCAAAAGACCAACCTGTTATTCCGCTAGACACCGCTGGGCTATCCGTACCATCATGAGTATGCCCTGTAGTTCCGTTAAAAGCATTGTTAAAAGCCGTTCTTATTAAACCAAAGTTATAAGTAACATTTTCAGCACTTAAACCTAGTCCGCTAGATATAGACCTTAACGTACCTATGTTAATAGCTGCCACTATCTTAGCCTCCTATATTGAAAAACCAACTGTGCTCCTCCATACGAGATACTATCTGTATCTTCATTGCCACTGTTCTCTATAATTAACTCAATGAAAGCTCCCTTGCCATTTATAGACATTTTATAATCCAGCATTCCTTTATCCGCCCAAATAGTAGAATCCCAAACTTGTGTTTGGCTGGGGTCAGAAGAGCCGTCCCAAAAAGGAACATTACCTTCCTGTTTTAGAGTTAAATCCGAGATTGGTCCTCTATATCTTCCAGCGATATTGTAAGCAAAGGTAGTAGAGCCATTCACATTCTGATGTAACAAAACATAAGCAGTTCGGAAACTCTTAGGTATCCCAGGACCTCCAGGAACAATAGGTCCTAAATGAATGGTACTTTTTATATCCTTCCCTGTGCCACTGCTATCATCATCCTTGAAAACATAGTCTGGTTCCATAATATAAATCTTACCACCAGAGCCTCCTCTATAAACACTTTCCGAACCATCACTAGCTATGATGTTTTCCAAACAAGCTGCCTCGAATCCGTCTCCTTCATACCAACCATTCCAGACATGCCTAACCGTGCCGTTTTCATCTATGCCAGAGAGTGCAAGGTTATAAGCAAAACCTGTATTGTAGGTTGAAGAACCACTTGTCTTAGCTCCCCATAAGATTTCGTTCCTTCTACGGTCATGAACCCCCTCAATTTCATCGTAATTATCAACATCCCTGAACTTCTTTTCAATATTGTCGGATATCTTTCTGACCTCAAGCCCATCTTCTACCTGCCTTCTTAGTATACCTTCATAAAATCCTTCCTGATTGACAAACCTTATTATGTTTCCTTCAGTTACAATCGACCAATGAGAAGTAATCCCGCTACCTATGGCTACCTTTATCTGCTCCAAAGTATCACTTTCAGGGTCTCCCTCCGTATTTATATATATGCTGTTCTTCTTACCTACAACTAAGAAACTCCATGCGGAACCCATCCCTGTAACTGGCTCCATATCTCTACCATCATCATAAGAAAAATAACTACTAACGCCCCAAGTAGTAGGGTCAAGGGAGTTAGAAGCATATACACGGGTAGGATAGTCATCACAACCAGAAGCCATTAGCCTATTCCCGTAGACGAATAGGTATCTAGGAACATTACTTGATACAAAATCATCAGCAAAATTAGTCAGCAACGAGCTAACATCGGAACCGTCGTACTTTAGAAAATCAACACCATTAGCCAGGATAGCAATACTATTCCCGCTACCATCATTAAAGGTAACGACACTTGGTTTGTTGCTACTAGTTAATCCGCCTATTTGGATTAAAAGGTTATCCGAACCCATTTTATACCACTTCTTGCCTATTGTTACGAGGACTTCCCTGATAATCCCTGCACCATAAGGTCTATTATATTGATGTATAGAGGTTATATCCCCAGTAGGTCCCGTGCTGTTTAGTAAAGTAGAACCTCCTCTTGTATAAGCTATTCCTCTGGAATCAATGTGCATATTAATAAGCCTAAAAGCCTCATCCTTAGCAATAGACAGAACATTATCGGTATACCTGCATCCGCCCCTAAGAGGCGGTAGTAGCATTGTTGACTTTCGTAACATTTCTATCCTTTTTTCCTTGCTCACTTAAAATAGCTAATCTCCGCTCTAGTTCCTGTTTAGAAATTCCTCTTTCTTTTAGGACAGGGGAATCCTTTAGAAAACCTTTATCTAAAAACGTGTTTGACATGGTTGCTCCTATGCGTCTGGGTTCTACCAAGTATTCCATTTAAATCATTCCATATTTCTTTGGCTCTTCTTTCCAAGTCAGTAATAGGGTCATCCTCATCCAGTCTCCAGTCTATCCCTGCTTCTAGGTGTATAAGATTCTGAAACCTCGAACTCATAGGAACCATTATGGATACATCTGTAGGGGTAGTAATCCAGGTCCCACAAGTAAACACCCCAGTAGAACCCACAAAGTCTGTAATTTCATGGAACTCCCCACAGATATCCACCATATACATTCCATTATACCAGTCATCTACGGACACAATACTCCCCTGAGTCGCTGTTGATGTCAATGTTACCGTGGTGCTAGATGTGTCATCTGGGGTAGCTTGGAACAATCTCTTAGGACTAGTGGGATAGTAAACTCTTATAGTACCACTGCTTGTTTTTTCTGGGACTCCTAACTTACCATTACGGTAATAGTATTTAAACCCAGAAGGAGAATAATTAATATGCCAAAAGCGGTTTTCAAAATGCAAGGGTTCAGTGTCAACAGGACTATTAGCCCCAGCCGTAATATCCTCGACCAAAGCCACCCTATCTACACCAAGAGGCATAGTGTATTCAAGGCTACCATCTAAAGCAATATCATAATAAGTACAAAAAAACCCAGGTCGGATGTTCAAAATACGGGAACAAATCATATCTACAGCGTCATTAATATACCTCAACACATAAGTATCTATTGTAGGACCCCTGGATTCATGTTCCCCTATATGTCTTTTAGTTCTATCTAGTAATTCGCTTAAATGATATAACATTTTTACAAATCCATTCCTGCCGTAATGTAAGGTCGTTTAACCTTTCCTGGGTTTACTCCTGTAATCCTTCCTAAGGCTTGAAAGGTTCTTCTGTATTCTCCTCCCATATAAGTCAGCATGTCTAAGGAATCCTCATCCCTTTTCTTTTTAGCCTCTTCCCTAGCTTTTCCTAAACCTAGGAAAAAATCCTTCCTAGCCTTCTTGCTCCTAGAGTGGTAAAGTATTTGTTTGGTATGTTGAACAGCTCTACCATCAAGAGGTCTAAAGGCTCCACCAGGTTCTTCAACCGTAAAGAAAATCCACCTAAAACCCTTAAAATTAGTTGCAAAGATAATAAATTTTTCTAGGTCGGGGGAATATAACACTTCTAATGTTAGCCCCTGATTCCTACCAATTTGTACGATTTGCTTAACAAAAAGGTTTTCTTTGGGTATTTTCTTAAAAACTAGAGCCCTTAAGCCTCTCTTTTTTCCTTCCATAGGAACAAGCATATCTTTCTTTTCATCAAGAAAAGGTTTTTCTTTTATACTAGTCCTGCTAAGCATTCTTCCTCCTACTTAATCTTGAGCAGTTTGTTAGCAATTTCTTGTGCGGTTATTTTAGTCGAAGCAATCATCTCTTTTTCTTTTGAATAATCATCATTATGGGCTGAGATAACATATCCGTTATTAACCTTCTTCACGCTAACACTGGTATAACGGATTACACTCCGTTTAGATGGTGTAGGTCTAGTTTTAGCTTTAGCCATTTTAAGCACTCCTCTTCTTTCCTTGACAAGGACCAATCCATACACTAAAGGGCTTGGAAGCTGCATTCCCTCTTATGTCGATTAAATAATTATCCCATTGACCAATCAGGGAACCAATCTTATCCGTGGTACTGGCGTCATCTTCAAAGAACAGCAATATTCTATCCGCCGTAAGAGTACATATTCCAGGAGTACAAATACTCCCCCTCGTGAACTGGTTGGTAACAACCTTAGTCCATGTAGTATCGCTTACACTACAAACCACTACTTTACCTACATCATTAGTATTGGCGTCATCCTCATAAGCTATGGCTACTTTTCCACCATCAAGGTTTGTTATCCGAGGAGTCAGGGCAGCAGTAGTGGTTAGTTCTAATTCGGTTTTCTTTGTAGGAGTTGTGGTACTTATAGTAGCCATATTTATATGGAGCTTGGTAGCATCAATCCATGTAAAGGCTACCCTATCTTTACCTATAGCAACACAGTCAATCCCAGTAGCTGCTCCAGTAGCTCCAGCCATACTAACCTCATCACCACAAACAATAGCTTTAGCTGTACTTACTGTAGCACAACACATGGTTATGGGGTCATCGGCATCTCCTCCAGCTTGATAAACAACAGCTACATCTCCTGTAGTATGACTACATATAGAAAGTTCCTTGGTATCATCTCCACCATCGAACTCTACCGCTGTCCCACCAGTTGAGACAACCATAGTAGCAGCGACATAATTAACCGCTATTAACAACCCCTTACCATCTGCATCTAGGGAATAAGCTACAGCTAGGGTCAAGGTATTAGCAAGACAAATAGCGGTTCCCGAAAGAGCATCCAATGTATCCGCTACTACTTCCTTCTCATCCCCCTGGGTTATAGTAGTTCCATCCACGGAACCCATTCTTACACAAAGATAACTAGAACCTCCACTATCATTATAAGAGATAGCATATAAAGTAGAAGAAACCTTACATATATCAGCTCCTTTGGTTTCAGCATTATTAACAGTTACAGCAGAACCCCAGGTTATGGCTCCACTGGAAGCCACAGTCCCTGCTATGGCATATAACTTAGTTCCTACAGTGTAAATCCCTACAACTAAGGAACTTGTTAAACTTACAACTTTTTGTAAACTTGTACTATTAGTAGTAACAGGAGCAGCCTTAGCCACGGGGAAGTTAAACCCCTTTACTACTATATCTACATCCTCAATATAGGTTCCCTCAGAATCCGTAGTAGCTACCAAGGGTATGTTTTTATAAGGAGAAGATGGTCTCTTCAAAAGGGGCTCATCGGCTGTAGAAGGAGTGGTCCCCACTATTAAGGTCCCCCTGAGCTTCTCTAACCCTATCCCGCCTATACTATTATACCTACCTGTATGTGTCATGTATCTCATCTTTTCTACTCCCTTTTAATCAACATCAATAACTTTAAGCTTACCATTTATCTTCAACACATAAGCCTCATAAGCTTCCGAAGCTACCTGGCTTCTTATATCTATGGTTCTACCACTTGTTGAAATACCGCTCTTATAAGGTTGTTCAGTTCCATCATCCTCCACATACATACCCTCATCTTTAAACAACAAAATAACATTTTGATGCTTGTTCCAAGGTAGGGTTTCCTTAGTATCCATAGCGGTATTAGCACTACTCTTGGTGGTTCCACTTACCTTATAAGCAGCCATTTTACCCAAGCCAGCATTTTCCAGACTAAGCATAAATCCACCATAGGCTATAGAAGCTGCTTGACTTCTTATATCAATAAGATGGGGAGTTATTATTCCCACAATATGTTTTCCTGTGGTAGCTACAAAGGAAGCAACAAATATTTTATCCGTTAAAGCCATCACACTAACATAAGTACTGGTAGCTAAGGAGAAAACATCCGCTTCTCCTTCAGTTATAGTTATGGCATGGGTAGTGGAGTTTTCGGACAAAGAAAACAATTTAACTTTACCATAATTGCTATCTCCAGTATCCTCAAAGGCACAAACGCCTTTCTTGGAAGTACTCATATCAAAGCTGAAATAAGCAGTATTACTTGTATTAATAGCTAACTCATCTCCAAGGGTTAAGTCCCCTTCGGATATATAAGCAGCCCTTAAATGCCCATCGTTTGTATCAATCCAGCCTACAACAATTCGGTTTTCCAGATAGCTTTTCACACTTATACTTGTCGCAGCCTGAGCAGCCCCCGCCATTGAGGTTACATCCCCATAGGTTTCCACTAAACCATTGCTAAAGCACTTTCCTGTCCTATAGGTTATGGGGTCGTTAGCGGTGGCGTTATCTTGATAAACAACAATAAATTCCCCTGTGGTATAAGAAGCTAAAGCGGGATATTTAGTAGTGGCTCCACTCTCGAATTCTACAGGGGTTCCTGGAGTAGAGAAGGTAATCCCATTAAAAGGACAACCAACAACATCAAGATGCCCATCACTATTTAAGGTAAAAGCAATAGCAAGGACATAATCTCCAGGGTAGCAAATAGCAGTACCGCTTGCCTTTTTCAAAGCTGCTGCATTTATTTCCTTCTCTGTTCCCTGAGTAATAACCCCTGCTGCTGTTACCGTGCAAATCCTGGAGCAGAGATAATCACTACCTCCATCATCACAATAAGCAATAGCGAATTTTAAAGCTCCTATCTTACATATAGAAATATCCGTAGTAGTAGCATTATTAACAGTTACTTCAGCCCCCTGAGTAATAGCCCCAGTTGCACTTACCACCTTAGCCCTGGCATAAAGCTTTCCACCTCTCAGATAAGCACTAACCCCTAACAAAGGTCCCAAGGTAACACTAACTATGTTAGTAACAGTTGCTGCACTAAAGGCAGCTTCTGCCGTATCGAATTGAGACCCTTCTCTATCTAATGTTTCAAAATATATACCCTCCTGCACAAACCCAAAAGGGAACAGATGCTTACTGTTCCAACGATTCCGTGGCTTACTTAACAAGGGTTGATTAGCCACAGCAGCCGTTGTCCCATTAACATAAAAATTCTTCAATTTATTAAATCTTAATCCCATTGTTTTTCCCGCCTTTTTAAACTTCCTAACTTTTAAACTTTTAAAAGTCCTTGGGTTCCTAAGTATAAAAATACTCAAGAACCCAAGAACACGGGGTCAAAGGCAACCCTCACGTGTTAAGTAACAAGTTCAATATCTCTTAATGAACCAAGTTTTGTTCTATCATAAGTAGCGAAATTATACAACCAGACATACTCAGCGGTCCAGTTAATATAACCAGCAACCTTTTGTAAAACACCTACATCACCAGGGAGCCAGTCTGCTGGCTCAACCTGGAAAACCACTAATTGTTTAGTATCAAGATACTCTATCCTAGTTTCGGGATAAATAGGGTCGCTTAAACAAACCGCACCTCTAAAAGTTGGACCTTGCCAGTTTCCCGCAGCATCCAAGGATTTTTGGTCATTTGTCATCTGCATACTATCCGCTAATTCTAAATAGGTTTCCAGCGTATCTGGACCCATATACAATAAATTAGGGCTTCCACCACTTTTTTGCACAATATCATTCCAAGGACCATTCATCCTAGGCCTTGTAAGAGGTTCTACTGTTCCTGAACTAGAACCATACTTAACCCATGAATGCCAATCAGGGACGTCACCAGTATCAATGCCGCCATAGTTATCATCACTATCGCTAATCATCTTCCTTATCCCGTCGGCTTCATAAATTGTCCCTGAACTGTTATTACCTGCTACGTAAACATAATCCCCTTCAGCTATTGCACTTAAACTAGCATCAATGGTAATAATACCTGAGGTATCTCCAGAACCAAGGGTATTAATGGAACTAATTGTTACTAATCCATCTCCTCCTGCTCCTTCGGCACTTCTCAAAGTAGAACCAGTAAAGAAATTAATCTTACTCCCAGGGAACAAGAACAATAAACCATTTCCATTACTCCCAGCAGCAGTGTTATCAATTCCCCAAGCATTATCCACCACAATAGAAGTAGTTGAAGAACCACTATCTACTTCAGCAAGTTTCCCATCAGCATTACCTAGCATCATTCTATTAAGATTCCTTAACCAGGTATCCATGACAGTTTTAGTAGCTCTGGCAAAAGCAGGGTTAAAGGCTCCTCTGCTTCCCTCACTCTGTTTCATAAGTTGATGAGAAATTTGGAGAACACCTAAATGAGTGGTTATACTAACCCTACCTCTTTGATACTCACCAGCATCTGGAACAGGATTGGCACCGTTTTCAGCTCTAGAACCCACACCTGCACCCGAAGGGAACTCCACAGGCCAATATCCATATTGACCCTCGATACTTTCATGGTCAAACCTGACAACGGATTCATCTAGAAAGGGATTCAACCTTGCTTGTGCCATTTTCGACACGGGTATATAAAACTCCTTAAGAAAATTACTATAGTCGGATAAGACTACTGTATCTGTTGCAGCCATTAAAACTTTCCTTTCCTTTTTTAACTATTCACCCTATGAACAGTTAAATCAGCCTCCCCGTTTCAGCCTTTGGTTTTCAAAAAACTTTTGCCCAGCCTTAATCTGTCCTTGGAAATCTCCTAACCTTGGAAGTTCCTCTGGGACAAAAGCTGGTCCTCCAGCTCCTTCACTTGTAGGAAGCTTTTTTCCATTTCCTTTTACTTCTTTCACAACCACACCTTTTGCTTTAAGTAACTTGGCTACATCATTATGTTTTTCAGAGACAATAGTCCTAACCTCTTTGCTAGACGGCAACCTATTGTTAATAGCATAAAAAATATTTATCCTATCCTTTACACTATCAAAAGATGCAAGGGAAAATTCTTTCTGAATTAACTCTTTGGCATCGTCCAAAAGAGCACTAAAATTTCCCTCCCTGGTCTGCTGTTTTATTTCCTTCATATCATCCTTTAGACCTTTTATTTCTTCCAAAAGACCTTTCACAGCAGGGTCGGATAAGGTTTCTTTCTTCTCCTTACTAGGGACCTTCCCAAGAATCACATCTAGCTCAGAGGTATAAGAATCCCACTCGGCTGGATTATGAGTCTTAAAAAAGTTTAAATCATTATGGAGAGCCCTTTGTGCATCCAGGTTTTTCCCCCTCAATTTTTCTACCCTCATTTTTTCCTCATCGAATTTAGCTCTTTCTTCCGCTAACTTCTGAGTTTTTTGAGTGTAATCACTCTGTAAGTTGTGGTCTCTTTCTTCCATCCTGCGAATATCCTCAGGGGAATAAGTTTTACCATCAACCACAATTTCAGCAGCCTTGTTAACTTCGGTTTCATCGTCTAGTGTCGTGGATTCCTTATCCAAAGGGTCATTCACTTCTAAACCTTCAGCAACCATTGTACTTCCTTTCTATTAAAAGTAAAGAGGGTATTCTCTTTCCCTGTAAGTTACTTTAACTTCCCAGTTAAGGAGAAGCCTCTTCTTCCTTTTCTTCCTCTCCAGGAACTTTTATTCCCATCGCCTTAGCCAGTAACATCTGATGTTCAAGCCTATGATTAACAGCCCTTTCCAATAAGCCCTCATCTTCTTTAATCCTTAGCTTGAACTCTCTGCTATTAAGTAGTTCTTCTATTACCTCTAAATGAATAGCCTGGTATTCCCATTCCTTAGCTTCTATACTGACACCATCAAGAATATCTTCATTTTCTTCATAAGCCATTTCTCTTTGTGCATTTTCTTTATCATACATTACCTCAGGGATAGCGAATTGTAGCATTTTCTGAACCCTCATTGGGTCAGGATTCCCAAACTTATCCGTTATTAACCCATTATGAGCTAACTCAATTACAGTCCTTTGCACAGTTCCCTTATTCCTGAGGTATCCATCTACCATCCTAACGGTTACACTGCTATTAGGGTCAAGCATGGACCCCTTGAAATTCTGAATAGCTCTTCTTCTACCCTCTCCTACGTATTTAATCATTTGCGGGATAGTGTTTTTCTCAGCCGCTATCTTCATAGACATTTCAGCTAGCTCTCTATAAGAATCACCGAAGAAGTCATCTATAGTATTAAGGTGTTCTGAATCTTCTTCTTCTAACTTACTCAAACCAACCTCACTCCGAGGACCCCCGCCTGCTTCGCCTTTTGACACAGAATGAAAATGCTGCATATCTTCTAATTCCGCCCTTAATCTGCTAGGGTGCATTACCTCGTAATTAGGTAAAGAAGCCACACCCATTTGATGCGGTTCAGACCCAGGGGTGTAAGTAATTAGCTCCCCCGACAGGTCGTCGATTGTGGTGATTCCAGAGCTTCTAGGATTAGCCCACTTAACATGACCTACGTTGTAAATGTTTTCTTGTATAATAGATAGGGATTCATTTAAATCCTTGTTTAGGGGAATTTGGTCCTCTATAGGACTTCTAGCATAGAACTCTCCAGGAGGAGGTTCACCCCAAGAGAACCTAACAAGAGGTAATTGTAGTAAGTACTGATAAGGCCAATCAAACTCATCCAATATCTCCCCAGAGGTAGCAGTACAAATAATTACTTTTCCTTTTTCATCCCTGTCATTAGGCGGTCTTAAATAAACCAATTCTGTAGCCATCTCGGTGCTTTCAGGGAGGTAATTTCTTCTAGATATTATTGACAAATCAAATTGGGACAACCCTTCTCTGGTTGTTTCAGGAATAACCTTTTTGCCATATTTTAGGTCGAAATAGGTCAAATCCCTTCCAAAGGCTAAGATGGCTTCATACTTACTACTTAAACTTCCTGGAGCCAAATCATGAAACACATTATAAGGAAGTAATACTTCCCATTTTACTTCATTAATAGGGCTTTTCACCAACCTGGGTTCACCATTTTCTAACTCTATTTCTCCCCCTATATCATGCTGGACAGAAGTTACTAACCGTGTTTTATCTTCCTCATCCCTTAAATAAGCATAACAGTTACCAAAGTCCAAACAGTTAGAAGTAATTGAGTACCTTTTCTTTTCCCAATTATTTATCTTCATACTGTGTTGTAAAAATGCGGTCCCCACCTGAGCGGTGTCTAATTGCTCCAGGGACATCTCTCCAGGGACAACCTCAAATTCAGGTCTTACACGGGTAACCCTAGACATCATTTTGTCTTTCCAAGCTCCTATTTGATTATCCTTACTTCTCTTTCTACCCTCAGGAAGTTCAGGAGTAACTAACTTATCACTCTCGTTAATTATAGCATGGTGTATACCTCTGGCAAAGGCAGAACAAGACAACCAACTGAGCCTATAATTTTTCTGCTGTTTCCTATAAATATTGTAAATCTCATGGATAGCACTAACTCTTTTCTTCTCATTAGTGCCTCTACCTTTGGATTCCAGGTCTTCTCTTATCCCTGTAAGATAACTCACTTTATTCCAATCTTTTTTCTATACCTAAAATTTTCTCTTGCTTCTTAGTTATTCTTCCGCTGGATATTACTCTATTATAAACTTGACTTTTTTCTCCTTTTTTCTTATCCCTTTTTATAGATATTATCTTTTCCAACATAGTAGGTTTTGGTTGTTCTTTAGGGGGAATTTCTCCTCTCATTAAGGAAAGACTATCCTTGATTACTTTTAGGTCTCTTAGAACCCTTTTAGTACTAAAAAGAGCCATAATTAGTAAAACCAAGTAAGTAATAGATAAAAGAACAATGCTTATGAATATAGTCATCTTAACAATAAACTCCCTAATTCAATTTGAGTTTCTTTTAGCTTACTTTTCCTCTTTCTTAAAATCCTTTCCATTATTGATTCAACATGTTGTTCTTTGGGTTGATGATAATTTATATCCAAGCTCATAAGTCCATATCTAGTATCATCTGCAGGATGGTCATCTTGGTTAAGGGCGGGTTTTTCTGGATGGTCGATATCCCAAATATAATGTTTTAAACTACTAATATGATGTCTACATCTAGGATTAAATCTAACTAACTTGTTATTTATAAACCAATTTACTCTATCTGTTCCAAGAGCAATATTGTTATTAGCAGGAAAGAGTGCTAAGTAAAAGCCCCTAGAAGAGGCTACCCTTTCAAATGCTTGTAAGATGGTTTCCTCTATATCTTCTTTTCCTACTCTCTGAACTTTACTTTGCATAGCAGGGTCGCATGGAGTTAATTCAATATCAACTTTTTGGCTTTTAGGAAAACTACTACTGTTATCCAGCCTTTTAACATAATGGAATTGGAGAGTATTATCAATAGCATCGATTGTTTCAGAAATACCATTATGCGGATTACCCTTTAAATACAACTCGTCATAACAAAAGGCTTCTGTTAATCCCCGCCTTATCTTATTAAGGGCCCAAAATCCTATAGAAGTAACTCCTTCCGAACCCCAACCGTAATCAATACTCAAACGAGTAGGCTGCTCTAGAGGAGGCCAATAATCTTCTTTATTAACCAACTTTGGATTCCAGTCATAAACATTTCCAGCTATAGAACCCCATAAGCCCTGAAGGTACATTTTTCCTTTCTTGCTATTCCTACCACCATATTTTGTCTCCATGTTGGAGATATAATCTAAGGGCAAATTCTCCTTGTTTTCATAAGTAGAACTATGTAAACATAGTAGGTCAGGGTTATATTCAGCCTTTTCCTCTTTATTAGGACTTTCTAACTTTTCCTCATTACGACCCCAGAGGTCATAAACCCAGTTTTCGCAAGGGTTACAGACGGCAAAGGCTGTATGGAAGAGAACAGGTTTGCCCCATATAGTTTTAGTTCTCCTCAGCCTATGTTCATCTATTTCCTCAAAGGTTTTTTGCTGGTTTTTTTCTTCTATTTGCTCAAAGTAAGCCCAACCAAGTTCTCTAGAATAAAACTTTTGATAATCCTCTAAGGCAACAAATTGGATTATACTCCCATTTATCAATTCACAGATAAACCTAGGTTGTTTAGGGTATTTTTTAATCCATCCTGTTGGACCAATTAGTTCAAGAAAGTCCGCCATTGTAGTATCTTCGAGGTCGGTACGCTTTAACCGCCCTATAATTCCCTTATTCCCAGCCAGGTTGCCGAAATAGGGAGTATCTGTAGATAAACAAATTCCACGGCATATAGCAGCACGGGTTTTCCCGCTTCCCACAGCACCTATAGCTAGAGGATTCCTTGCTCTAGTCCTAATAAAGATTTTCTGATGGTCGTGGAGGTTAGACCAATCGAAAACTTCTAATATTTCTTCATGATGTAGGGTTGTTTTATTAGCCATTTTCTATCTCTTCTAACTCCCTCTGGACCCTGGCACTTTCTTTAGCTAGTATGCTATCTTTATCTGGATGGTTCTTAAAATAGGGGTCTTCCGAGGGGTCGTAATCATCATCGCTAACCTTAATTTCAAGTGGTTTATCATGGGTTATTTCTAATCTTTCAGGAGCTTTATGCCCAGCCATTTCTAGGATGGTTTTAGAGGCACTATGTTTTACACTTGGCGGGGTGTTGTCATTTTTTATAAGTTCCGCTAGACATTCTTGTGCTTCAATACTTGCACTATCTATAAGCTTTCTTACTCTTGAAGCATTATCGGTAGCCTTACTATCTCTTTCTTTTGATAATTCCTCAAAGGCTTTCTTAAACCTCTTATTATTACACCAGACAAAGGAGATAGTTTTGTTGCTATAGCCCAGTATCCTGGCGGTTTCAACCTGACTGTAGCCATTAAGGAGGTAAATAAGAATCATTCTATAAGGAGGCTTTAGCCTCTGAGCGTTCTCATTTTTTTCTAGGTCTCTAAGAGATACTTGGGGTTGGTCTGTCATTTTGGTTTCGTTATGGTTATAGTTATGGTTATAGTTATAGTGTTAGTGTTAATATAATGGTAAGGGGGGTAGAAAGTCAATAGTTAATTTGGTATAATATAATTAATTTGGTATAATTAATATTATTATGGTTATAGTTACCACCGTTTACATGGCTTATTTGGTTAATTTACCCTGGTTGCCTATGGTTACTACCATTGTTAGGGTTGGTGCTGTTCCTGGGCTTGCTAGGGCTGTCTATAATTATTACCATTGATAGGTTTAGGGCTGGTTTATTATTTCTAACAATTACTATAAACAACTAAACTAATATATAGTACCTAGGGGGGATATATTTGTGGAAGAACAAGTTATTTTCTGCCCCCCCGTTCTTCAGGATAATGGCTTGGGGATTAGGGGTATATTAAAATAGAAAAATACTTCATGATGTGAATAGTATGATAAGTATAATAAGTATAGAACAGGATAAACAGTTAAACTAATATATAAAACAAGCAAGATAACAGCACCATGCAAGAAGGTACAAAAAGTAAGACCCTGCACATTCAAGTACAGGGTCTTAACTCAAGACTAATTGGATTTAGTTTAACTGTTTATGGTAACCTTAACTACGCTCCGTTCTTGATAATTTCTGCAAGTTCCTCGACACTGGCAACTTTCTTCCCGTTTAAGTTACAAGGTTTTTCCACTGTACCATCAGCAGTAACCTTCCCGCCAAGCAACTTAAACATGTTCACAGTTCTTTCACGGATTGCCTTTGCCAGTTTCTTTTCCGCTGCGACAACATAACCGACTTCTACGAACACTTTCTGCTCGTA